GAAGCTTCTAATTCCAACAGGCCTTCCTGGAATATCTGGTTCTATGAGGTAAGCAACAACTTCTAGATTAAATGAGTACCTGATAATTCTCTCTTCTGATGAGAATTCATCGAAGTTGTTACCGGGTGAAAACGCGCTGTCGACATATCCAACAAACCAGTACCCCTCATCTGTCTCTAAACGAAACTCTCTTTGGTGCATGTTTGTGTATGAAGACATGATTGCTGAGAGCACATCATTCATCTGTGTTGTGTATTGAGTCCAAACAGTAATTTCATATGACGCTTGGTAGTATTTGACAGGCGGAATTTCAATTGTCTCTATGAGGTTATTGTTTAGCCTAGACCTCAATACATTTCCAGAATTTTTCAGGTCTGAATCAACCCCAAACGTCGTTCTTCGTGTTCCGTCAACACCCTTCGGGCTGCCTGTCCTAGTTGTCCCGGGCGAAGCTCCCGACTCTAAGTCATATTGGTTCTCAAATCCAAGCTTGTTGAGAACCCTTTGGTATCGTGGATCTTCCTTGCTTAGCCTTCGCTTGATAACCTGGGGAAGCGTTTGTTGCGGACCATGCCCCATTCCCGGCTTTTGATCGACACCTGTTCTCATAATTGAGATGAGTGGGAGGATCACTACATTGTTCTCATCACGCAGTGGTTGCCTTCTTCGAAGAATCGCAAAGCGCTCACCTGTAGCGAAAATGACAGGGATTCTTCTCGTCTCTTTTCCGATCACGTAGTAGAGAGGAATCTCCCTGTCGAACAGCTTGTGAACAGACTTGTCAACATCTTCAATTGTACATGCCGGAATAGTGAAGTCTTCCGGAACCGCAGAACCTTCATAGCCCTGTGCGGTATCGAATTCATGGTTCGATGTTTTTGTGTACCTAGTTGACATTATGACTCATCATAGAAAGATGGCCCTGCCTTGCTGTCTGTACCCTTCGGGCTGACCTCTGCAGGACCAGTGATAGGAGCATCAAGAACGTCATTCTCCTGCAACGCTCTTTTATCGTTTGTTGGCCCAAGGCGATTTTCTGCAAAGCCTCTCTGTTGTACGAAAACCTCTTGTACTGCACCTTCGTCGCTGTATTCCTCGCCAAGTGGGCCAAGCGGTTGAAATCTGATCTGACCTTGGCGTGCCTGAACTCCCAACATTGTGACGCCAACGTAGTGATCAATCTGTCCAAATATTTCTTTCTCAAAGGTAACGGAAGTAATCTCAAAAAAGTTTGTCCCGTAGCTGTAATAATCTCCTGTCTGAACGACTTCTGTAAGATCTTTGTCTATGAGATCTCTCCATTGGATGTAAACTTCTTGTTTGTACTTCTCATCAACGCCAAAGCGGTCTGTCACAAATTCACCTGGTTGCCAGTTCACGAGGCACTCAATCTCGATTGGCGGATCAAAGACTTTTTCTGGCGATTCTTCATACACGGGATTGACCTCAGACAGGTCTTCCCTCACGTGGTAGTAGTAGATCTTTTGACCGACAACATCTTTTGTAAGCTCTTTTGTGATATCTGCAATGAAATCAATTTCTCTAGGTGTGATGAATAAACGTGCCATGCATCACCCCGTGAAGATTGTCAAGCCGTTAGGCATTGGTATGAGCTTAAGCAGCCTGTTTAGAGCCTCAGCCTCATCTGCTGCAGCAGCAATCAGTGCGCCATAAGTCAGCTTATCAAGTTGTTCTTTAAGCTGTGTCTTGTAAGCTTCTTTTTCGCCCTGTGCTTGGCTGATTAGGTCTGCGCCATTGAGCGTGACTTCACCACCAGGAATTGGAACTGATGAGAATTTGTTTCTAATCAATCCAAGTAATTCTTTTGCACACGACATAGCATACTGTCTGATCCACTGGCGCCCCATCGAATTGATGTTCTGGTAAGCTAGGTGACCAAACGGCATATTTGAAGCATTAGACGTTCCGTAGATCGACGCATCTTCAAACGCGGGATTAAACGGATCAGCGCCGAGAAGAACTCTCATCCACAACTTCTTTGGATCATCATCCGTCGGGGTCGGAAAGATCCTAATCTTTGTTCCGATAATCTTGTACGAGAAGTTTGAGCGCCTCACCCTGTTTGAAAGGTCCATCTGTCCTGCACGAAGAACGTCTTCAAAGACAGGCAACACATAGAACACAGTCTCAGGAGTAAAACTCTCAAAGGCAAATTCATTTGCCATGTAGTTGATCGCAGAAGTTGTGTCAAAGAACCTATAAGCAGCCTGAGGATCGAAGTGAAACACTTCAGTAACGCGCATCTTTCCTGGAACCGTCATTGATCCGGTAATCGCAGCACCTGATGCATCTTTCAACTCCTGATAGATGTCGTAGTCCTGTTGGCCGCTAACAAGCTGGATTGACCCGCTAATGTGGTTGTAATCACCACCGATGAAAGCTTCCGTCGAATATGCTGATGCATTTCTTGAAGCAAAGTCAAGATTGAACCTCTGAAGAAGTGCTTCTTTTCCGTGAGGTCCGATATTGAAGCTTCCTGACGTTGCAGAGCCGGTTGGAACGCCAAGCATGTTTAGCAACGTGCTTTCTGCATCATGCATGTTGATGATTGAGCTGTATTCAAGCGTTGCCTCTTCAAAACATGCCCAAATTTGCTTCTTCGTCAATTCAACAGAAAGAACGTCATCGCCAAGCTTTCGCTTGACATATGTGACCATGCTATCAGCGTCAGTCTGAAAGCCACTGTCGGCATCGAAGAACCCGAACGGGGTTGGGTTCGTTGTGTTAGCAAACGTGGCCATCAGTCAGTTCACTCCGAGTCTTCGACTGTCGCGGACTTTCTCGATCTTGTTGTCTTCTTTGCAGCAGCTTTTGCAGCTGCATCAGCAGCAGCCCTAGCGTCAGCTTCGGCCTTTGCCTTCGCAGCAGCCTCGGCAGCAACTCTCTTAGCCTCAAGGCGAGCATGCTCTTCGGCTTCGGCCTTTGCCTTTGCCTTTGCTGCTGCCTCTTCCTTTTGCCGCATGATTGCAGCCACACGTCCTCTAGACATAGCGTCTCCTTTTCACGCAAATAAATAGGTGTTTGCCATTGAAAAAAAGAAAGGGCCGCCCAGAAGGGCGGCCCAGCATTCGGAAAGAACCGAATGCAACCTGATCAGATGATGTTCATCTTGAGGCAGGTAACGGTGCCGTAGAAGTCAGCGCGGACAAGCTTCTTGCCGTAGCGAGTCATGACACCCTTACGTGGGGTGAAGTCCTCTGGCGCGAAGATCGTCGGGGTGACGATAAGCGGCACGTACGGAGCGTATACGTAACCGGTCTCGAGGTAGGAACCACCCTTGTATCCAACGAGAACCTTGTTCCGCGGGAAGTATGGGTCCTTGTAGACCGTGAAGCGGTTGGACAGGGTACCGACCTTCTCAGCACCGAGGCTGAACGGTGAAGCAACCTGGCCGTCGCCGTCGATGCTCAGAGCTGGACGGTAGTAGACCGAAGCCTCGAGGATCGTTGCAACGTCAGGGCCAACCACGATGAAGTTCGCCGCGCCGCGGAGAGTCTTACGGTGGATGGTGTTACCAACGTCGATGATCGTCTCGATGAGGGTCTCGTACCACTCGCGAACCGTGCCAGTGAAGGCCGGAGCAAGTCCGCCGTTTGTGGTGGCAGAGTCAACGCCTGTGGTCTTGTCAACGAAGTTACCCGGAGCGCGTGACCAGAAGTAGTTTGCACCAGCAGCACCCTGGAGCAGGTCGTTCAGGATCTCGCGATCGATCTCAAGGGCAATCTGCGCCGAGAGGATCTGAGTAAGCTCGACCTCAGCGTCAAGGCTGTGGTAAGCGTTGAGGTCCTGAGCGAGCTCTGGGGACCACTTCGCACGAAGCTTACGGGTATCAGCAACAACCGGGATGGACTCGATCTTAATGTCAATCTCTGGGATCTCCGGAGAAGGAGTCGCGGCGAAGTTAGACTCGAACGTTGGGATGACAAGCGTCTCGCCATTGGATGACGTGAATGCAGCATCCTGAACGTACTGGAGCGACAGGGTGGCAGCCTGGTAGGCGCCGGACTGCGTACCAGAAACGATGAACAGGACGCCGATGTCGGCATCTGCAACGCTTGTGATCGTTGAGACAGGTGTAATGCTCGTGACATTCGCGCCAGTAGCACCAGAAGGACCAACACGAACGAGCTGGTTGAGACGACGAATGTTGATAAGGTTCTTGCCCTGGCCCTGAAGGTCGGATGAGACAGGACCATACGGTGTCGTGTCAGCCACTGCGAACAGGCCAAACTCCTTCACGGCAGTGAAGTCAGCAGGCTGTGCAGTTGAACCGGTAATCGCGTCAGCACGAACAACGATTGCAGAGTAGCTGTTTGCAGTTCCAGCAGCACCGTTTGCAGCCTCGATGAGCGTCGTAAGCGCAGGATCAAACTGGATCAGCGCGCCATCGGAACCTGTCGCTTGAAGCGCTGCGGTGGCACTAATAGACGAACCGCCTGCAAAAGCTCCGGAAGTCAGAAGCGTAACAGCGTTCGCGGACTGGAATGTACGGGAGTAACCTGCGCCAGCAAGATCGTACATACCGCCAGTCTGTGTAGCACCTGTCTGGATGCTCTTGCCAGCTGGGTTACCGTAGATTGATGAACCTGTGTTGTAAACAGCGTAGTCAGGCTCCTGCTGGCCCTGGACAGTGCCGTACGTGTAATCAAGGTAAAAGAGCAGGCCAGAAGGCAGGCTCATCGGCTGGATTGACACGAGCTCGTTGGCAACAAGGCCACCGAAGACGCGGCGGACGATTGGGAATGCGATGTTGGTGAAACCACCGAGATCGCCGGAAGCGACACCGGACTGAGCGCCTGTACCAACTGAGG